CCGGATCAGTGGAGAGCGTCATACCGAGATCTTCGAGCAGAACCTTAGCCATACCCGCATAACCCTTGACACCATGAAAACGGTATAAGCCGTCATCACCTTGTACAAGCGCATCAGCGATAGCCCCGTTGCAGCAAGCCGCAGCGTACGCCATCACCCACAGGTTGACCAGGCTCCCAATCAGATTGGTAAGAACCGAACCTGAAGGTATCCCTCCTGTCCGCGGTCTCTTAATGAGGCCGCCAGGAACAAAGATACTCGAACGCTTAAAGGACTCCCGAAGGAACCCTATAAGGTTGCACGTATCCGGAGTAAACCAACTTCCAAGGATGTTGAAGACGAAATCAATCACTTCAAACGGCACCGTCGCATCAAAGTTGGAAAAATCTAGCGACAGCACATAACCCTTGCTCTGTGTCATAAACCTAGTGACCGCAACATCAACGTACTTGCGACCAAACCACGCGGCAAACCGTGGACATTCCCGCAAAGCAGGAAAAGCAACGGCCTGGATTTGTTTCTCCAAGTTACCATCCACGCGGCTCCTCTGGAATATGGCACGCTTCTTTGCAGGCAAACCTGGTCCTGAGGAATCACCCCTAGAACCAATAACCGAAGGATTAGCCTCGGCGTGTGAAAGACAATACCCACTAGCGCGAATGAACGCGCTATAACGATAATAGTCTTCCAGGTAAGCTGCATCCGAAGTAAATTCCGGATAGCCCAATCCCGTCTTAAGGAATTCGAACACGGCGTCCTCTAGAGGAATTGGCACCATGTGACCCTTAGAACGCACATCATAACATTCCGATACAAACCTGTTAGCGTAATCTACCGCCTTCCAAGAACGTATCTTGAAATCGCGGGGGGTAAAATACTTCATAACCTTACTCTCGAGCGAAACCCCGAGATGGTTTGGTTGTGAATAACCAGGTCCCTTAGAAAAGGAACCAACCTTAGGTATTTTACCCATTTCTACTACACGAACCGGTTCGAGCAACTCGTCCAGTGCAATGGCGTGAGAGAAACTTCTCACGCATACCGCACGACCTGCA